CCGCCGCCTTCGACAGCAGTAATAGCATCCGTCACAATGTCTCGCGACACACCACTGCCCGCTCCATCCGCTGGGGCTAACACCGTTGGCTTGTTAATCGTTCCAGCAATTTCGATTACGCCGGCGTATGTTGCTGTACGAACCTCAGGGTTAGAGCCGTCGGGCTCTGCAACCGTTACGTCGCAGCTAATAATCTTGCCGACATCACCAGCCTCGATGGTGTAGGTCTTTGTCGTTCCAGCGTTTACGCCGCCGGATTTCCACTGGAATGCATACTCGCTTGGGCTTGTACCGCCGACAATGTTTTGTGCGCTAGCCGTCAGTACATGCCCAGGGGTGTTGGCATTTGTGCTGTTGTCGTCAGTAATGACAGCCGTAAAAGTAATGGCGTCAGCAGGACGCTCGACAATAGTGATTTCGTTGGATGCCAGTGACAGCAGTTCGTTATTTCGCAGGTCGCGGAACAGCTGCTTCGCCGTAATTACAGCGCCTTCATCACCAGCGCCAATCGTATAAATCGAACCGATGCCGTCTGCAACGTCATCCTTAAACCATTGTGTCTCGACGACGCTAGGGATTTCACCGTTTAGCACCGTGGCGTTACTCACCACATACAGGCTGTTACCCTCATACGCACCATCGATTCCTTCCCCGACAACTGCGGTAACAGGCGGGGTGTTATTAACCATGTCGACATAGCTGTCAGACACCGTCCACACTGCAGAGCTGCGCAGCACACTGCCGTCAACACAAATGATGCTTGCAGTAACGGTGTAGTCGCCTTCGACATCAGCGACAATGCTGGAGCCCGTACCAGTCTTCGCGCCAGTCCATTGGTAACTAGCAGTAAGGGTTGCACCCTCATCAACACCGTTGCCGCCGACTGCGGTCAGCGTTGAGTTCAGTTCGGTGCCGTTACTAGACGTGATCTGTACGGGTCCTTGAACGCAGCCGCCACCGCCGCCACCACCAATCGGCGTCCACGTCGGGTTGCCAGGGTCATCACAATCGTCCCAGACATTGATTGTCGGGGGGCAGTCACCCGTATCAATCCAGATGTCACCAGGGCTAGGGCTATTTGGCTCTAGCGGTCCAGAGATTACGCCTGGCATTGCTGCCAGCTTGCTGTAATCCGCAGGCGACATCAGACCAGCGTTGGTCTCATCTACCAGGGGAATTTCTGCATCATCGCCAGCATTGTTGACAACCGTTCCCTTGTCAGGTGCGGCGGTGTAATCAAGGTCAACATCAACCGCCAGACTTGCCGTGTCTACAGCAACCCATTGACCGTTACCTGCGTCGTAGGCCAGCACTTGACCATCGGCTGCACCATCAACCGTTACATCATTAAGGTCATCCAGACCAATCGTTTCGCCACTGACAACAGGCTTCCACTCTGAGCCGTCCCAGTAGAGCAGGGTGTTACTTGTGGTGTCGAAAAACAGATCGCCGATTTCGTTGCCGCTGCCTGGTGGCGTCTCACCGCCTGGAACGTTGGCAGCATTGCCAATCTCAAAGACGTTGCCGTCAGCATCCTTGCTATACAGCTTTTGGTCTTTGATATTTAAGGCAAGCTCAGCGGATTCAAGAGACCCAGCGGCTGGAATTTTTCCAGCAACGTTGCTGTTCTTGATCTTGATGGTCGTCGACATGTGCTATTCAGCAGACTGCCGCCTATGCAGGCGATGCCAACATTCTATTGATTAAAAAGTACCGCCATCTAGTAGGTCGGTGTTGCGCCACATGCCGCTGCCGCCGTCGTATTTGAACAGCTGCTTATTCGATAGTGCCATTGCGGGTGCAGTAGAAAATGGCCCAGACATTCCACCAATTTCGACGTCGAGCAGGTCGTTGAGGTATTGGGCGGAACCGCCACCCCCACCCCCAGGTGCTGCTGCATCGATGTGGACCCAACCTTCGGCTTCATTAACACATAATGCCCAGTCGCCTGCATCATGGCTGATGCCATTCAGGTTGGGTTGCGTCATGCTGTTGCCGTCTGTTTGGCAAAGCAGATAACCACCCGATAACTGGTCGGTTGGGGCGGGGAATGCTTGACCTGCGGTTAGACCTTCGCTAACCCCAATGGCGGTCACAGTAACAACACGATCATTGGCGGCGTCATACGTTCCAAGCCAACGAAGGTTATTAGCCTGCAGCGCCCCGAAACCTACTGGTAGCCAGATGTTTTCTGGGCCTGAACCTCGGGCGTAAACACGAAGCTGTGCAGTAGATGGGGTGTACCATAACTGACCGAGGAACGCACCCGCTCCAGGGTTGTCCTCCTGCATCAAGCAGGTGGCGTAATCGCAGATGTTGAATGCTTGGACAGCACACTCACCAAGTTGACCTGCACCGATTTCACCACTGGTGATTTGGTCGAAGCTCAGGTCAGGGATGTCGCTGGAGTCGAGCGAACCGCCGATGTTGATGTGCCCTTCAGAGTCAATCGTGACCTTGGTGTACGTGCCAGCGACTGTGGTGTTGCTGTGGTTAAGAACACCGGCAGGAGTGACAGTTAAACCAGTGCCCGGGCGAATAACGCCGTTGCTTGTTTCGGTGGCGACGGGTAGGTCACTGGCTTGAATGACACGGCTGTCAATGACGAGACCATGCTCGTCGTAGTCGACAAGGAAGAATTGGCCGCTGCTTGGTGCGATTGTGTTGTCGATTTCGATCAGCGTGCCGTTCATCGTCAGCCCGCCGCCGGCTACTTGAACAGCACCTTGTTCTGTGGCACTTGCGGTTGGGAGATCGGCGCCGACGATTTGGCGATAGGTGACCGCTCCAGGGTTGGCGGTAGGTCCAGCAATAAACTGGCGAGCTTGCGTTGAATCGACGAAGGCAGTTTGAATCTGCGCAACGTTGTCAACGATGCTGGTGACGACGATCTGGACAGGACCGTCAACGTAGTTGATGCCGATGATGGCGTTGGGTCCATCAACTGGTTGCCATGTGGTGCCGTCCCACATGTAGGCGTAGCCATCATCGACGCAGATTTGACCGATGTACTCGCCAGTTGCTGGACGGAGTCCGTAGAGACCTGTGCTGCTATCGGCGAGTTTCGGCGCTGTAACCGACTTATCCGCTAGTTCTGTCGTACCAATCGATCCGGGTGGGATCGTGAAATCCACCTTTTCCCCTGGAATGCTGCCGTTAGGGAAAAGAGGACCGAGTGCACCGGCTAAGTCAGTAACTTCGATGTTCTTGGTTTCACTGGCACTCATGTCGACGATCGCCAGCAAGTCGTTTGCTGAGACGTCGGCGCCAATCAGATTGGCAAGCTGGGATATACGAAGGCTTGCCATCCGTGTATAGAAGACCTCAACCCCAGTTTAATCAAGTAGGTCATCGTCTAGTAATTCGATTCGAGAGTCCTCTTCCTGTAACAAGAACCCATCGTCTGCAGCTCGCCCAATACCGCTTGGAGTATCCAGCAGCAAGAAAGCAGGGAGTTTTGCTAGCCGCAGCTGGAACGGACCAGAGGTTACAAAATCGATAGTTGTTCGCAGTACATCTGCAACGTCAACAGCTACAGCTACAGAGGTAATGACGCATTTGTCGCATTCGTAATACAAGAATCGTTGCTCTCTGCGTTGATTGTCGTTGTTGTAGTTAAGTATGAAGTTGCCGCTAAAGACTGCACCTTCTTCAAGTCGTAAGATTAGTTCCGCCAGATAACGGACGCTTTCGCATTCGCTTTCATCGATACTGTCGCCACAAACGTCGAGGGGCCATAAGCATTCCAGGCGACCTTGCCCGCTCAACAGACCATTGCTAAAGAATCGTCGATAGTTTTTGCCAAGCGAAGTAATGTCGATCTGTTCGCGGTTAGTCGTAAACTCGTAATTTTTGATGCGCGCCAGCCCTCTAAATTGGTCTTGTTGACCGGCCATGACTCGAAAATAATGATCTTCTGAGATGTTTTGTAGTTCATAGGCGTTTGATTTTTTAAAGTTAATTGCGTCTTCAAACGTGGCGTACAGTCGAATGCCGCCTAAGCCATCAACGTTGACGTAAGCGGTGAAGTCTGTGTCGTAAGCAGTTGTGCCGTTGGGATAAACTTTTTCAACAAGTTCTTGGTCTTTTGTACTATTTACCCACGTTTTAATAGTGTCTCCATGCTGGGTTACATCTTTCCGTTCCACGCGTTGAAAGCGGACGCGGTCCCCTGTGATTAGAGGCACATACTGCATCTCGTCGCGGTTGTCGGGAACGTCAGGCTTTTCGGGATCACGGATGCCTCCAACACCGCCACCCAAAAAACCGACATAGTCGTAACTAAACCGATTGCGGTCAGTGTTGACGTCACTGGGTTTGACCAGTGCAATAAAACCTGATTCGTCAGTGGTCCGCTTGATTTGAACCAAGCCGTCTTGTCCAAGGTAAACGCTCATATCCGATACTTAACAAGGGCTCCGTTTACATCAAAAGCGATACTGGCACTAGCAATTTCGCCTACTGCCATTGTGATTGTCATGCTAGTAATTGCGCAACGCCCAATTAAGTAGTAAGGGTTTTGCGTTCCACGGGCCATCAAAAATTTAAGAGTAAATTTCTCAGGCTGGTCGTCTGAAAACGTTCCAGCGTTTGGATCTGAACGCTCTCCTAATTGGTACTCAATTAGTTCGGTGACGTTGGTGCCGCTATCGGTTGTGTTGGTGTAATAAAAGATCTCGGCGTTTCCTGATGCAGAGCGAATCCCTTCGCGAAATACTCGGTCAGTGTCGCCAAGTGATGTGACGTCGAGTGTGGCGGTGCTGCTAGTAAAAGTCCAGCTCTTAACCTTTGCAATTACTTTTTCAACTACAGCATTACTGTCGGGGTTGCGCAAAATTCCATTGCTGTCAGGTACGGCAGCCCGTGGTGCCAATATCAACTGTCCGTCGCTTCCACTAAAAAAACTCATGACGCCTTAAGGGATTGGGACAGCAATCAGCGATATAGACACTGTAGAGCGGTTACGAAACACCGACTGGATCTGCGGTTCTTCGGCATAGCGATACTGCATCCTCCAAGTCTGCGCTCCAACACCTTGCGGCGGTCCGCCCCAGCCGGAACGGAAACCGTCGCGGTTTTGGTCCAACATGGTAAAGGTCTTGTAAGACCCCCGCATCTCGACATAGTGCTGCATAAAGTGATACGCAACAGCGTCGGTGACGTTGACGTAGGTGAGGTTTAACTTTTTGCCGGTGAGCTGGTTGCCGTACAGGATGCGGATTTCAGCGCCGTTTTGGGCCTGGAACGATTTGACGGGAAACGATCCAGTGGTGAATTGCCTTGTCGTTGGACTGTAAAGGTCGAACGGACTTTCGGGGTTGACCTGGTCGTAGATGTCAGTCGACAAGGGTGAAGCGGTCATCGTTCCCCCTCGACATCAGATCCAAAGCAATTCTACTGACCCCTGAATCATTCACTGGATGGTGGCTGGCTTTTACCTGCACCATGCCTTCCTCATCGAGGGACAACTCTTCGATCATGTAGACCCCAAGTCGGCGTTCCAGCAGGGGAATGGCGAAGAGTGAGTTGCGAAGGGTTTCGTCGGTGACGCGACCGTTGGCGATAACAATTTCTTCGGTTACGACTTCGTTTGAGGCTTGGCGATAGATGGTTGCGGTGTGGGTTCCGTCAGCAACGTTGCCGATGACTTGAAGGTCGTTGCCGATGCGACCGCTGATGCGGGTTTCGAGTGGCGAGGAAACAGTCTCGACTTTGATGTAATCACCTGGGGCCAGGGCAATACCGAACGGTGAAGTGCTGAACTCGACGGTGTGATCAACACGGCGGCGGGAGGCCAAAAGGTAACGAGCAGCCATCTTGGCATGTTCAGCTGTCGTCACAAATTGCGTGACGTCAAACTCCTGTTGGTCGGGTTGGATCGGTAGATCCTTGTAGCGCATCTGGATTGTCTTGTACTGCGGCATCGCGTTTTTGATTGAGTCGCGATATTTGACGACGCAGCGAAAATCGCGGCGTTCCGACGCATCCAAGACATTTAGCTTGAACGAACCATCGACGATGTTGCCATCATTGAAATAACCAGCGATAGGAATTGGCTGACTGCTGATCGCTCCAGCGTTGTCCGTGGGGAGGGCAGGGGTCATGTAGAACTTGCCTGCTTTGATGCTCAAATGGCAGAGGAAGAACGGAACAATCTGGTTGATATAAGCGCGGACGTTGACTTGGTCAGTGATTGCACCGTTGTAGAACAGGCGGTTGGCTTCTAGGAATCGGTTGGTGTGCTCAAAGCTGGGCCGGTCGATCATCTCTTCTGGAATCTGATTACCTACCCCCCTGCCGCGTGCGGTTAGCAGGAAATAGACGATGTCAGCCAGCAAGTCAGACGCCCCATCAGTTCCAGTCAGTTTCTTGACTGTGATTCCCTTCTCCAACCAGATCTGCATTGCCTGCAGCTGCTGCGTCTGGTTCATTGATTTGAACTTGACGCCGAGCATCGACAGATTGTTGTAGTTAAAGTCGTCTAAATATCGAGTCTGTGTTCCGTCTGACTCGTTGACGTACATAATTTCGTGTTCCGGCCCTTGGTCAGAGCTTTTTGTTACCTCGTCATAAGGTGAGATCTCTTTGATCTGCGCGTAGTTATCCCACTCTCGAAAATCTGAGTCTTCGACAGTCAGAGTGACTGTTTCTGTGCGAGAACTTCTCGTGGCTTTTAGTCGCAGGTCGCATTCCCGAGACTGACCGCGATCATTTGCATCTTTTAGATATTCCTTCCAGTACCAAGCATCGCTATCAATATCAAAGTCTTCAATTTCAAGCGTGGTGCCTTGATCACCCATGCGTTTCTTGTCGTCAGGATCCTGGAAATCAGCTTGGGTAAGCTTCCACATCCTGCGGGTGCCATATTTTTCGGATGCGTTGTCGTCACGATTCCTGACCACTTCAGCGCGAAGGCTGATTTTTACTGTCTTACTGCCAAGCTTCCAGTTGATTGCTTCTCGCTCTTCTGTCCCATAATCCAGCCTGTCATAGCTTCTATCGTTGGATTCCTTAAGCGGGCCAAAGATTGTTTCTAGGGCTGCTTGATCAAACGCAAACTGGTCGCGGTCCCTGCCATCAAAATTTGAAGTCCTAAAGCTATCAGGATCTGGGTCGTCGTAGACCGTTGTACGTTGCGTTACTTGGTCACCAGGCATTCCACCTGGCGCTTGATTCAATTCTTCTAAATCAAGAATTGGGTCGTAACCTGGAATGCCAATGCCTAATGACTCTTCTTTGGCATGGAACTGGATTGAAAAGCGATCGCTGCTGTCAGGCACAGAAAGAGTCTGGGTTTGCAGCGGGTGGGTCACACCCAGAACAAACGCACGAGGCTTCTGATCCAGATTTCTATATACCTGTGTTGCTGTGACAGGGATAATTCGATACTCATATTTCTCCGCTCCAGTTGGAATAATGCGGATAAAGTTGAACTGGTCTGTTGGGGTTTCTCCTCGAACAGCAAACAGCACATCATCGAGAATTGAGAAGCCATCAACAAGGTTGTTGTTGTAACGGTCTTCGTAGACCGTGCGAATGCCCAGCTTGAAAAACGAAGTTCTGAACGTGTACTTATTGACAGTGCCGTTGCTCACGGAAATGTTGTCTTCGTCGTATTTGGCTAGATCTTTAGGGAGCGGAACATCGGCAAAATTACACAGTCCGTTGATACGGGTCCAAACTTGGCTTTTGATTCCGATTTCTGTAATTTGACAAGCACGAGTGTTGACGGCTTGTGCCATGTCGTACTTGACCAGTGAATACCAGTTGGCTTCTCGGCGCCCGGGGTAGGCCGGACCAAAGGGTTCAAGTAACACTCCATAGTGTTTAAAAACATTCTGCGAACAAATCCCAATCCTGTGATCTAGACCAGTGAAACCGATGACTTTCAGGATTACAACTACACGACCATCTGCTTTGTCTTCGTTCTCCCGAGCCGGTTCAAACGTTCCGCCGCGATTGACTACCTGCAGCAACGTCTGGTTGCAGCAGAAAACTTCGCCCATCTGCAGGGCATCGTCTGCTGCAGCCCGCAGTGAGTTCAGCGCACTGTTGATGTCGTCATAATTATTGGCCTTCTCGTCCACCGGATTGTCGTTGCCGCCTTTCTCTGCATTAAGATCCTCCGGGAAGATGTAGTTCCGTGGTGTAATTCGGAACCGGACATAATCCCCCAGGTTGGCCTCTGTTTCCCAAGCGTCGTCTGAAGGCGGGAACTGCCAGCTATTTGGGTTCCCTCTTGAAATTGCTTCAAGCCCCATCTGAGGTGAGTACCAACGACCTCCCCCACGCATACCCTCTTCGCGGTTGTCACCCCCCGAACCCGCAATCTTGCGACGCTGGTTCTTTAGGCGGTGGCCTTCATCGTCCTTTCCGTTCTCGTTTTGGAACAGATTGATGACGCGCCAGTTCAATGACCAGCGGCCGCCGTTGCGGATTGGGGCGCTGACACCGAAGACGCTTTTGTTGCTGGGGCTGTAGGCGCTGCAGAATCCTTTAGTTTTCGTTCCAGCGTTTGGAACAGTAAAAATCTGATCGTCTCCTGGTGCGGCTAATCCGTATTGCGAGTCGGCATCGGTAAGAATATTTCCGCCCATCTTTGAGCTGAAAAACAGCTCATAGTTGACTTCGTAAATGTCGTCGATGGGTTGGCCGCCCATCATGTACGCCTGCTTTGAGGGCCTGAAGTCCAAGCCGCGCTCACAGATGACGTATTGACCTTTGAAGTTCTGGTAGGTGCCCTTGCTCAGAACTTGTGACCACACCAGCAACGGCTCAACAACAATGCCGCCACTTGCTTCCGTTTGGTCAGTCGCTGCTCTGTAATCACCGAAGACCAGGGGAATGCGGCTGCCGAGTTGCGCCAGTTGCGGCACTCCATCAAAGCCAATGGTGTTGGCAAAACGGGTACGGCCTTCCTGATTGCTGCCAACGATTGAGCGGTTCTCTCTGTCGTCACGTTGCTGCTGTGGCGGTTTTGGTGTTAGCAGCATTGATACACCAGTAAGCACCAAGCCGACAGCCAAGTTGACAAGAATTGGCACAGCGGCAGGGCCTGCTGCTATTTCAGGAATATGTGCGTATTCGGCCGACCGTTCGCGTTGTTCTTCTGCTATCCGCTGAAAGATTTCGCGATACTCTTGCTCCGAAATTTCCAGTGCTTGGATGAGTCCCCATTCGTATGGGAGAAGCTTTCGTTGAAAAGCGTTAGGGGCGACCAAGTCACCACGTTCTTTGCCCTGCAGATGTAGAAAACTCCGTTCCTCCATACAACTGCAAACCCTGCCGGATACGGCGCTACCAGAATATCCCCATCGTAGAGAAGCTCATCTATCCTCACACCCCACTTCACTAAGTCTCGCGCCCAACGCTGCGGCGACATTGCGTACCAGTCGCGGTTTAGCTCTGGTGCGTCAATGCCTAACGACTGCAGCACCGTCAGGGTCATCCAGATGCAGTCGGTCTCGCCGTAGACGTAGGGCGTGCCGATGAGCTTATCTAATTCGTATGCTGCCAGATGTGGGAAGGTTGCCGACAAGATCTCGCCTCAAAGTACGGGTTGGTACGCTGCCTTCAACAGCATCAATGACACTTCCCAGTTCTAGGGCGGCGTTGGTATCGTCCCAGTTGGCGCTGCTGCAGATGCCTGTGTAGGTGTAGAGGTCGCGGCGTTCGTTGGTGTCGACGTTAATCATCTGCACTTCGACCACTGCGATGTAAGGAAGTAATACTGCTTCTGGGTCGTCCTCGTTGATGTCTTCGCCGCGCAGGGCTTCGCTGATGATGGTGCGACCCAAACCTGCTTGGTCGTTAGGGAAAAGCAGGGTGGCAGGCTCGACATCACCGCTTTTGCTGGTGCTGATGCCTGAGAAGCCGAAGGGGATAAACAGCCACTGCAGGCCGTCCTTGTTAATCGTCTCGCCGAAGTAAAAATTTTGGAACGCGTACTGCACACCCCGCAGTGAGCCGTCGCTATTGCGGGAGTACAGCCGCAAGAAATGACAGAGAGCAACCTGCCCGGCGAAGGCTACGGGGGTTTGCGTCATGACATGCCCAGCTTCCGGCGCACCCCAACGCTAGTGCGGAGACGCCCCAGTGCTCTAGCTTCACCTGCTTTGGCGGATTGGTTAATGATGCCGGGCAGCTCGGAAGTCTTGATGTACTTGTCGTTATTCATTTGCATGATTGGGCCGGAGTAATTAACGTTGATCGGGGCGTTGCCGCTACCGCTGCCATAGGCGCCCTGTTCTGCATCGCCGTGTTCAGACGCGCCAGCGATGACAGCGTCGCCGCGCATTCCAGCGTTGTAGCGGGACATTGCGGAGTTCATCTTGCTGGCGGGGATTGCGTATTCGGGTTCGCCAGCTTCGCCGATCATTGCCTGGGTGGGCTTGGTGACGTAACCGCCTTCGGCGTAGCCAATACGAGGGATGTTCGAAAGTTGTGGAGCGCCTGCAAATCCGCCACCACCACCACCGCCGCCCATACCGGCGAAGGCGCGGGCGATGCCAATCGCGATGTACTGCGCAATCATTTGTGATGCAGTTTGAATCAGGGCTTGGCCCATGCCCTTCAGCATGTCGGCAAAGGCTTCCTCGGCTGACTTCGATCCATCGATAATTCCGGTGAAGAAGTTAGTAATGCCGCTAGCAAGCTGGCCTTCGATGGTTTGCACAATTTTTGTCATCTGCATCTCAGTGTCTGCTAGCGCAGCACTGGTCTGCTTTATGTAGCTCTGCAGCGGACCCATGTTCTGCAGTTCGAATAATTTCTTGGTTTGCTCTTCTAATTTTGCGAACAGTTTTGGTTGCTCTTTCATTAAATCTTTATTGCGTTCGCGTAGTTGCAGTAGCTGCAGCTCTAACTTGACTTGGTTTTCTTGTTCGCGGGTTGTCGCAGAAGCAAGCTCAATTTGCAGGTTTAAATTATCTATGTTTTTCTGGTAATTTTGTGTCTGTTGCGCAAGGCGCTCAGCAGTCTTATCTTCGCTAGCTCTTTGAGCAGCTACAGCTTCTGTTTGTGATTTAAGAATTTCTGATTGTTTGACGCGCTCGTCAGTAGTGCGTACCAGGGTTTTGGCTAGTTGTTCTTGTATCTGATTCATTTTTAAGTCGGTTTGTAGTTGTTCGACGCGCGCGGTGTCCTCTGCTATGCGAGCTTCGCTTATTTGGCGCTTGATTTCTGCCTGCTCTCGGATCGCGGCTGTTTCGATGGCGAGCAGTTGCAGTCGCTCGCGGATGCGGTCTTCGTCTGACTTGCCAGTTTTGGTTTTAGCCTTAGGTGGCGCGAAGCGGTCACGGTCTGCGTCTGTTACAGGGATATTTGATTTGGGGTCGACTTTGATTTCAAACTTTTGAAGTGTTTCTGCTCTAATTTCTGCTGCTGAAAGACCTTCTGTTCTCACTCCGCGTCTGTTAAATTTTTGCTGGCTTGTTAATGCGTCAGCAAAAGCTTTTGCTTCTGCGTTTTCACTTGTTAGGGCATTAAATCGATTTGTTTCATTTATGCTGCCAACAACACTGTTAAGTAGTTCAATCACAGGTTTTAAGTATTGGGAAATAAATCCTGCGATAGCAAAGCCGAGTTTTGAAATATTACTAAGTAGTTCCCGCCATTCGCTATCAAGGGCCTGCAGGTTTTGAACACCTTGGTTGCCGATCAGTTGGACCAGCTCGTTTGTTGCAAGGGCGGCGAGTTCTTCGACACGTCCCAGCTCGGCTAGTTCGTCGGCGAGGCGGCGGGTTTCTTCGCTGCTGAAGAGCTGCTTTTCACTAAGGAAGTCGTAAGCCGCTCCAGTGCTGTTAGTTACTGCTGCGGTTTCGGTAATTGCTTTGTTGAGCTGTGCAACGCCGGCCACTGCGGCTTGAGCTGCAATACCGCCAGCGAATCCGCCAACGGCTCCACCGGCTAGACCGGCAAGTGCTTGGCCTGGACCCGCACCAAAAAGCAGCGGAAAGCCGCCGCCAAGTAGCGCGTCTTGACGTCTTCTTCTGCGTGCTTTTTGCTGTTTGGCTAGTTCTGCTGTTTGTTTTTTAAGCTCACGGGTGTTTACTTTCTCAGCAAGACCTGCATCGCGTACGTCTTTCTCGCGCTTCCGCAGAACACCGTTTAGTTTTACATATTTTCGTGTTATAGCATCAGGAATCTTTCCTTCGGCAGCATCTATTTTGCCTATTTCTCTCTCTAATTTTTGAATCTCTTTATATGCTTGTTCCGCTCTTACGCGGAGCAGAATATCAGCGGGTATCTGTGCCACGACTCGCCGCTAGGGTCCTGAACTCAAGTCTAGCGGCGGGTCTTAGCCTTCTTCATCGTCTTGTCCTGTTCTTCGTTTAGGTAGCCGAAGTACAGACTCCAAAGCAGAATTTCCTCTTCGGTGGTTTCGTTCCAGAGTTTGGCGAGGGTGTAGCCCAGTTCTTTCGCCACACCCAGGCTGAGGAGGAGCCAGTTGTCAGTCCGCAGCTCCTTCGCTGCTGCTTTTCATGTCCAGATCATCTTCCTCATCAGCGCCGAGGACTGCCAGCATCAGCTTTTGAAGATCGGAGTCACGGACTTCGTTTTTCAGGATGGCGGCATCGCCAGGGGTGAAAAGAGGTTGGTTGTTGCCGTTCTTGGCTTTGCGGATCAGCAGTTGCAGGGCGAACGCTCCAGGGTCATCTGATTTGGCGTCTTTTTTGGCTCGTTCGCGTTCGGCGGCGGTCAGCGGGGTGACGTACATCACCACCTCTTCGCCGCTGTCGAGGATGATTTCTTTCTTTACGGGTTCGAGGCGGGCTGCTTTCGTCAGCTTGTCGATGAAACGACCGGCCATGGATTACTCCTAGTACAGAACAAGTCTAGTGCAACGCAATAAAAAACCCCCGCCGAAGCAGGGGTGAAGACGGACAGACCAGAGGAGGTTATCAGGACAGGCCGAAAGCGGACTGAACTGCCGTGACGCCAAAGTTGACTGTGGCTGTAGTCGGGTCATCCGGGTTAACCGCAAAGCTCATGCCCAACAGCTGGATGTCTGCTTCGATGTAGAGGGAAGAATCCACATCGATCTCGCCAGAGGCGTCTGTTTTGGTACAGACGTACAGGCGGACAGACGCACCACCTTGGGTGCGCTGCAATGAACCCTGCAGGATCTTGTTCTGGATTGACTCGTTGTCGCAGGTGAAGTACACCTCCATCGTTCCAGTGGCGGTGGCGAAACCGGCCTGGGTTTTACGGAAGGATGCAAGCTCCTTGCCGCAAGCCTCACTCACTGAGCAGGGCAGCGTGGTGACATCCAGCTCGTCACGGGAGAGGTCCAAGGAGAAGGACCGTACTCCACAGACGGTTTGGAATTCGCACAGACGGAAGATGTAGCCACCGTTTGAGCTGTTACCGCGAACGTCAGCACCGAGGGTGGCGACAGTAAGGACAGCGTCAGTGCCACCGCCGTTAGGCAAGGCAAGGTAGACAAGGTCATTAGCTTCGTAGCCTGCACCGCCGGAGGTGATAGTGGCGGAGCTGACAACACCGCCAGCGCCAAAGACGACGGTTGCTTTTGCACCGCCGCCAGCACGCGGTAGGCCGAAACCGCTGAATGCTGTGTTGATCAGGTCAACATCAGTCAGCGTTCCTTCTCCACCGCTGTTGTAGCCGGCGCCCGGAGTGGTGACGGTCAGGGTTGCAGCGCCGCCACTAGAGACGACATCACCAGCTGCTGATCCGTCCCAGGTGATTGGGGTGCCGCTGCTGGTTGCGGAGACGACGATGTAGGGCACGCCCTCCATGTCGTTGCCGCAAGCGTCTTCGTCACCTGCACTGCCCTTGCCCTCATCGACGACATAGAAGGCGTCGCCGGTAGCGATTACACCACTGCCACCAGTGATTGCCTGGCCTTCGCCAGCGGGAATCTTTACGGTTTCGACTTCTAGGCAGTCGCCGATGTCGTAATCGGCTGCGCAAGGAAGATAAATGCGCGTGCCCACGAATGGGCAATAATCATCGACACAATTCGTCGTGCCGAGCGGCTTGAATTGAATCAAGCCCTCCTGCCCTGTTAGGACAGTATTGTCGCAAGAGGCCATTGGTCTCCTTAAGAAACGTTTGCTTTTGGGGGCGTTTCCTAGGCGGGGGCGACCCAGGTGTGGGGGCGTGCAGGCACAGCCTGTTTGTCTAGTCTAATTCTTGCGGAATTTGCAGGCCGAAGCTTACGCGGGCAAAGAAATAAGGGCGGTCGTCCAGTGAACTGAAGTCAGGACCGTTGATACTGATGACTCCTTTCAAATCATGGAATTTGCAGATTACGCATTCCATGAAGGCTTGAGCAGCAGCTGGACCAACACCTTTCGGGCCGTAGTATTCGACAATAAAAACAGCGCGTTTGTTGCCAATCGGGCCACAGGCAATCGTTTGCTCCGCCATCTCGCCAAACTGAAGACGCGCCAGGCAAAAAGAGCTGACGGCATCACCGTTGGGCAGCAAAGTGTTTTCTGGTCGG